CGGGTGATGCGGTAATGGAGGTATCCATTGCAACGGCTCGAGAAGGAGGTGCGGAAAGTGCCACCTAACAAACACGCCCTGCTATCGGCATCGGCTTCCGAGCGTTGGCTTTCGTGTACACCCTCTGCAAGACTCGAATGTGAGTTTTCGGAGCGTGAAAGCGAGGCAGCAGCCCAAGGAAGTGCAGCCCACGCCCTTGCAGAACACAAGCTCAAACGAAGGCTGAAGTTACAGAGTGAACGCCCCGTGTCCGTATATGATGATGACGAAATGGAGGCTTACACCGATGATTACGCAGATTTCGTTATGGAGCAAGTAATCAAGGAGCGTAGGCGCGACCCCGATACACAGGTATTTATTGAGCAGAGGCTTGACCTTGGGTGCTATGTCCCAGAATCTTTCGGCACTTGCGATTGTCTTATCGTCAGCCGTGGGCGTTTGCACATAGCGGATCTGAAATACGGAATGGGCGTACTTGTCGATTCCGAAGAAAATCCGCAAATGAAATTGTATGCGCTCGGCGCTTTAAGGCTCTATGAGGAAAAGTACCAAATCAAGAAGGTCAAACTCACAGTTTTCCAACCCCGCAGAGCGAACGTCAGCACATGGGAAACCACAGTGGCAAAGCTCAAAAAATGGGCGGCGAAAGAACTTGTACCCCGAGCAGAGAAAGCCTTTCGAGGCGAGGGCGATTATTGCCCCGGCGAATGGTGCTTATTCTGCAAAGCAGCGGTCAAGTGCCGTGCGAGAGCCGAGGAAAAGTTAAGGCTCGCGCAAAGCGAGTTCAAACTTCCACCGCTTTTGACGGACGCGGAAATCGAGGACGTCCTTGCTAAACTTCCCGATATCAAGAAGTGGGCGGATGAAATCCAAGAATACGCTCTGGCAAAGGCACTCGCAGGTAAGGAGTGGTCAGGCTTCAAGCTCGTAGAAGGCAGGTCGGTGCGCAGGTATGCAGACGAAGGTGCGGTTATTGCCGCCGCCAACGATGCAGGCTACCACGACATTTACAAAAAGTCCCTTATAAGCATTACCGAAATGGAACGACTTATGGGCAAGACGGATTTTGCGAAAGTCCTCGGAGGTCTAATCGTAAAACCCCAAGGCAAACCAACGCTTGTTCCCGATACCGACAAGCGCCAAGCAATCAAGGTATCAGACGCCAAAACAGAATTTAGTGAAATAAAAGGAGATTAAAAATTATGGCAATCAACAAGACAAAAGTAGTAACTGGACTCGTAAGACTTTCTTACGCAAACGTATGGGAGCCTAAAGCACCCACTGAAGGCGCAACGCCCAAGTATAGCGTTTCCCTCATCATCCCCAAGAGCGACACCGAAACCATCGCAAAGATTAACGAGGCTATCAACGCCGCCATTGACGAGGGCGTTGGTAAGTTCGGAGGCAAGAAGCCCAATCGTGCGGCACTGAAATTGCCCCTTCGTGACGGAGACGTAGAGCGTGAGGACGATGAGGCTTATGCAAACGCATATTTCATCAACGCAAACAGTGTTACCGCACCCCAAATTGTAGACACCAAGGTTCAGCCTATCCTTGACAGAGGCGAGGTATATAGCGGTGTTTACGCAAGAGTGTCCATCAACTTCTATGCTTTCAACTCCAACGGCAACAGAGGTATTGCCTGTGGCCTTGGCAACATTCAGAAGGTTCGTGATGGTGAACCCCTCGGCGGTAAGACCAACGCATCTGCAGAATTCGGTACTCTTGACGAGGACGATGACCTGCTCGGCTAAAAATACAATGGCGAGGGTGGTGGAGCAATCTACCGCCCTTATGCCAGTTAGGAAGGTAGCATGAAGACAATCAGCATAGATATAGAAACTTTTTCATCGGTGGACTTAACCAAAGCGGGAGTTTACCGCTACGCCGAGAGTGCGGACTTTGAAATTTTGCTTTTTGCCTACGCTATCGATGGTGGAGAGGTCGAGGTTGTTGACGTTGCCTGCGGTGAGCGTATCCCCAAGGATATTATTGATGCTCTTACGGATAAAAATGTACGCAAATTCGCTTTCAATGCGCAGTTTGAGCGTGTATGCCTGTCGAGGTTTCTCGGTATGGGCAACGGAGAGTATATAAGTCCCGATTCGTGGTACTGCACGATGGTATGGTCGGCAACCCTCGGTCTGCCTCTTTCCCTTGAAAAGGTAGGAGCCGTTCTCGGTCTTGAAAAGCAAAAACTTACTGTCGGCAAAGACCTTATACGTTATTTTTGCAAACCTTGTGAGCCTACCGCTATCAACGGCGGAAGAAGGCGTAATCATCCTTACCACGCCTACGATAAATGGGCGCAGTTCAAGGAATATAACAAACGAGATGTAGAAACCGAAATGCAAATCCAAGCACGGCTTGGTGCGTTCCCTGTATCGGATACCGAGTGGGACAATTATCATCTTGACCAACGCATCAACGACTACGGCATAGCCCTCGATACCGATTTTGTTGACCACGCCATAGCCTGCGATGCCGTAACTACTACAAAGAACACCGAGCGTACAAAGGCGCTCACGGGTGTAGACAATCCCAACTCCCCGGCGCAGCTCAAGGCTTGGCTTGTGGAGCAAGGACAGACGATTGAGAACCTTTCCAAGGCAGAGGTCGCACGCCTTCTCAAAGATGCAAGCGGAAACGTGGAAGAAATCCTGCGCCTACGCCAAGAACTCGCAAAGTCAAGCATTAAAAAATACGTTGCAATGAAAACCGTTGTCAACGCAGATGACAGAGCGAGAGGTCTTATTCAGTTCTACGGCGCAGCACGAACGGGGCGTTTCTCGGGGCGAAATATCCAAGTTCAAAATTTACCACAGAATCACCTTGATGACTTGCCGAAAGCAAGAGAAATGGTACGAAATGAGGCTTGTACGGCTATCGAGGAAACCTATGGCAATATCCCAAATGTACTCTCCGAGCTTATTCGTACCGCTTTTGTACCGAAGGACGGACACCGATTTATCGTATCCGACTTTTCCGCTATCGAGGCGAGAGTGCTTGCTTGGTATGCAGGTGAGGCTTGGCGTTTAGATGTCTTCCGTGAAGGCGGAGATATTTATTGCGCATCGGCCTCGCAGATGTTCGGAATTCCCGTTGTTAAAAACGGCGTAAACGGACACCTCCGTCAAAAAGGTAAAATCGCAGAGCTTGCCCTCGGTTATGGTGGCTCGGTAGGCGCACTGAAAGCAATGGGTGCAGTTGCTATGGGCATTAAAGAGGAGGAGCTTCAAGGACTTGTTACCGCTTGGCGTGGAGCGAACCCGAATATTACGAAATTCTGGTGGAAGGTAGACCGCGCGGTCAAATATGTGGTCGCAAATAAAGCCTCTTATGAGTGCTATGGCCTTACATTTTCCTACGAAAAAGGCATTCTTTTCATAAGACTTCCTTCGGGCAGACGGCTTGCTTATGTCCGTCCCCGCATGGGCATCAACGGCTTTGGCGGTGAGTGCGTTACATACGAAGGTGTCGGTGCATCGAAAAAGTGGGAACGCATCGAGAGCTACGGCCCCAAGTTCGTGGAAAATATCGTTCAGGCTACGGCAAGGGATATCCTTGTTGAGGCTATGCAGAGGCTTGATAAAAAAGGCTTTGCGATTACGATGCACGTACATGATGAGGTGGTGCTTGAAGTGCCGTTTGGTGTGTCAAATGTAAAGGAGTGTTGTCAAATAATGTCGATAAATCCCGAATGGGCGCAAGGTTTGCCCCTCAACGCAGAGGGTTATGAGTGCGAATTTTACAAGAAAGAGTGAGGTCATTACTATGATAAATCCATTTAGAGGATATGTAAAAACGAAAAATAAACAGCCGTGCCAGAAGTTCGGTAACGGCGAAAAACTCCTTACCCTCGAAGAGGTCAGCGAGTGTGAGGAATATGCAGGAATCCTCAACGGAGAGTTCACTGTAAAAGACGTCGATGACGGCTCGGAGGCGGAGCGTGTTTTGGCCCTTGTCTGTGACCTTGACCTCAACTGCCGTATCTATAAAACGACACGGGGTCTGCATTTTATGTTCAAGGCAAGCGAGTATTGCACCAAAGGCGTGGTCAAAGCAACCGATGCTCTCGGCTTTTCCTTTGATGTCCGCACGGGCAAAAATATGTACGTTGTTTTGAAAAATAAAGGCGCACTTCGTGAAATTATCCGTGATTTCGATGAAAGCAAACCGCTGACCCCGTATCCTAAATTCTTTGCACCCGTAAGGAACTCCGCAAAGTTTACCGATATGGGCGAGGGAGATGGTCGCAACGGCGCACTGTTCAAGCATTCCGCTTTGTTGCTCCGTAGTGGCTTTACGCCCACAGAGGTAAAGTCCATCCTTTATCAGATTAACCGCTATGCCTTTGCAGAGCCTCTCGGTGAAGACGAAATGCAAAAAATCACTCGCCGTGATGCGCTTGAGAACTATGCCCCCGATAGCGTTGAGGAGGAGTTCGGTATTCCCTTAAAGCCGAAATCCTACAACGATACAAGTATGGCAGAGCTTTTCGTCCGTGAGTACCAAGGCGAGGTGAGATATAACCCTTCTACGGGTTGGCTCGTCTGGAACGGGCGCAAGTGGGAGGTTTCCGAACTTAAGGCGCAACAGAGGTACATCGAGTTTGCGAAGAAGGTACTCGAATGTGCAAAAGCCTCCGTCAAGAACGCTTACGCTTCCCTTGGGGACGATGCCTTGGATAAAGGTGAGAAAGAAGCGGAAAAAGAAAACGAGGCGCTTGTTAAAGAGGCGCTTGCGTTCCATAAGTTCGCAAATAAAATGTGCGATGGCAGTAAAATCAACGCCGTTATGGGTGTGGCGAAGAGTTACCTTGAACTGCCTATCGAGAACCTTGATGCAAGTCCCTTTGACCTGAACACCCCCGGCGGTATTATCGACCTAAAAACAGGTATCGTCTACTCCCATAAACCCGATGCTTTTTGCACGAAAATGACAAGCGTTTCGTCTTCCGTTATCGGTAGCGAAATGTGGGACGAGTGCCTTGATATGGTCGCACAGGGAGATGCAGAGTTCAAAGCATTTTTACAGACGGCGGCGGGTGCGATTGCTATTGGTAAAGTATATCACGAAGCTCTTATTATCGCTTTCGGTGATGGCGCAAACGGCAAAAGCACTGTTTTTAATACGATTTATGAGGTTCTTGGTGATTACGCAGGAAAAATACCCGCCGAGGCACTTACTACAAGAGCGAAAAATGCCAAGGTAGACCTTGCGGAACTGCTCGGTAAGCGTTTTATTCTTGCCTCCGAAACAGAGGAAGGACAGAGGCTTTCCACAAGTATGCTCAAGCAGATTGCAAGCGTTGACAGTATTACGGGCGAAAAGAAATACCACGACCCGTTTACGTTCACGCCTACGCACACCACAGTTCTTTATACTAATCACCTTCCAAGGGTCGGTAGCAACGATAAAGGCACGTGGCGCAGACTTGTTATTGCGCCCTTTCAGGCAAATATCAAGAACCCCAAGACCAACTACGGTGAGGAGCTACTTGAGAAAGCAAGCGGTGCGGTATTGCAGTGGATAATTGACGGCGCAAAGATGTTTATTGCAGGCGGGTACAAGTTACCTCGCAGCAAAATGGTGGAGGATGCCATCGGTAAATATCGTGAAGAGAACGATTGGCTTTCCGCCTTCCTTGAGGAGTGTTGCATTGTTGGCGAGATGGAAAAATGTCCGGGCGGTGCTTTATATAAAGCGTATCGTGCGTGGGCAACCGAAACGGGCGAATACGTGCGCCGAAATCGTGATTTTGCCGAGGCTTTGCGTGTTGCGGGCTTTGAGGTCAAGAAAGGCAAACAAGGCAATACGTGGCTTGGACTTTCCCTCTCACCGAATCGTAGTGTAGGTACTACGGCTGAAGAGGATTTTCTTCCTTAAAATCGGTGGGTGGAGGATGATAGGAAGATAAATATGTAAATTTACTTATGACATCTTAAAAAGAAGAAAATTAAAAAAGTTTCGTTTTTAAGTTCCATCATCCTCCACCCGTCATATTGAGGTGGCTTTATGACAGAAAAGTTTATAGAAAGCAAACTTGTAAAGGCAGTTAAGATGCGTGGTGGTCTTTGTATAAAGTTTGTATCCCCCTCATTCGTGGGCGTTCCCGACAGAATCGTCCTGTTGCCGAAAGGCAAGGTAGCGTTTGTGGAAACGAAAGCCCCCGGCGAGGAGATGCGCCCCGTGCAAGTACGCCGAAAAGCACAGCTTGAGAGGCTCGGCTTTTTGGTTTACTGCCTCGATAACACAGAAAAGATTGGAGATATTTTAGATGAAATACAAACCTTATGATTATCAGAAATATGCGACACAGTTCATCGAGGACAACGAGGTCGCAGCGGTATTCCTCGAATGTGGTCTTGGTAAAAGCGTAATCACGCTGACGGCAATCAAGAACCTTTACGACAGAGGTGAGGTCAGCCGTGTACTTGTGGTAGCGCCCTTGCGTGTGGGTAAAAACACTTGGCCCGATGAGATTCGTAAATGGGAGCATCTTTCGGAACTTACCTTTGCGGTAGCAATCGGTACGGAATCGGAAAGGCTGACGGCTTTATATAAAAACGCCACGATTACGATTATCAATCGTGAGAACATAGAGTGGCTTGTTGAAAAAAGCGGTGTGTCTTTTGATTACGATATGCTTGTCATTGATGAGCTTTCTTCCTTTAAGTCCTTTAAGGCAAAGCGGTTCAAGGCATTACTTAAAAAGCGCCCTTACGTATCGAGGGTGGTAGGTCTTACGGGTACGCCTTCGTCAAACGGACTTATGGACTTGTGGGCGGAGTTCCGTCTGCTTGACCTTGGAGAGAGGCTTGGAAGGTACATAACGAGATACCGCCTTTCGTACTTTACCCCCGACAAGCGTAACGCACAGGTTATTTTTTCCTATAAGCCTCTGCCGAATGCGGAAAAGCAGATATACGATAAAATTTCGGATATCACGATTTCTATGAAAGCCTGCGACTACTTAAAGCTCCCACCCTTGGTGATGAACACTGTGGCAGTGGAGATGGGTGATAAGGAAAAAGAAATCTACGATAACCTTTGCGCAGATATGGTTGTCAGCCTTGGGGACAGCGAGGTGGATGCCGTAAACGCTGCCTCCCTCTCGAACAAGCTCTTGCAGATGGCGAATGGTGCGGTCTATGCGGATGAAAAGCGTGTCTGCCGTATCCACGATGAAAAACTCGGTGCGTTGGAGGATTTAATCGAAAGCGCAAACGGCAAACCCGTTCTTGTGGCGTATTGGTTCAAGCACGACCTTGCGCGTATAAAAGCAAAGTTCCCGTATGTGCGTGAAATTAAAACGGACGAGGATATAAGAGCGTGGAATCGTGGTGAGGTTGCCGTTGGCGTTATCCATCCCGCCTCTGCAGGACACGGACTTAATCTTCAAACGGGAGGTTCAACGCTTATATGGTTCGGTCTTACTTGGAGCTTGGAACTGTATCAGCAGACCAATGCCCGCCTTTACCGCCAAGGTCAGACGAACACAGTGGTTATCCACCATATCGTAACCAAAGGGACGATTGACGAGAAGGTTTTATCTGCCCTTGAAAAGAAAGAAAAAACACAGAACTCCTTGATTGACGCGGTCAAGGCAGAACTTTGGAGGTGCAAATGATGGATGCGTATGAAGGCTTGGCAAACGCTATTATTTTGCAAGCCGTAAAAGATTATAGAAAAGCAATAAAAACGCTGAAACGTCATCCGCGTTACGAACCCGCCAAAGCGGTCAAGGCAGAGGTTGAGGGGTTCTTCCGTTCGGAATGGTATCGTACCCTTACGGCGGTGGACGGCGAGATGCTTATAAGAAAATTACAGGAGGGAGCGTAAATGACGGCACACGACTACTTAAATCAGGTGTATTTCCTGAACAGAAAAATCAAATATGACCTTGCGTGTCTTGAAACCTTGCGGGAGCTTTCTTGCAGTATTTCTTCCCCTAACTGGGGGGAGCGTGTGAGTGGTACGAAAAGTACGGATGCGCCTTTTGTAAGAGCCCTTGAGAAGATATGGGACAAAGAGGCGGAAATCAATGCGGAGCTTGCACGGCTTAACGCCTTAAAGGAAGAAATCCAAGCGGTTATCGAACAAGTCCCCGACGTGGACGAGAGGTTCGTTCTGCTTTACCGCTATGTGCAAAATATGACGTGGGAGGACATTGCCTTGGAGCTTAATCTCTCGGTCAGTTCGGTTAGGCGTTTTTGTAGCAGAGGTCTTAAAAAAATTGTTGTTCCTGCGTAAAAATGGCAGTTTTGAACAGGTTTGAACAGAGATGAACACCTTGCATTTATGATATACTATAATTGCAAAAGAATATCCGAAAGCCATTCACGCAAAACGCCGTGGGTGGCTTTTCTTATACCCAAGGAGGAAGGTATGCCAAGAAAACCTAAAAAGCCGTGTGCGTACCCCGGATGTCCCGAGCTTGTAGACGGCTACTACTGTGAGGCTCATAAAAAACTGACCGACAAACTGTACAACCAATACGCACGGGACGATTTCAGCAAGAATTTTTATAATTCTATGGCGTGGCGGTTGGCAAGGAAACGTCAACTCTCCGTGCATCCCTTTTGCGAGGAGTGCTTGAAGAACGGCAAAGCGGTCAAGGCAACGATGGTTGACCACATCATTCCCATCAAGCAAGGCGGAGATAAATTTGAGCCGAGCAACCTACAGAGTTTGTGCTTTAGTTGTCATAGTCGTAAGAGCGTGGAGGAAGGCTCTCGCTTTGGAAGACATCGTGGCGCAAAGGACTGACCACCTCTGTAGCGTGAGCAAGGCTCTTCCCGATGCCCTCCGCCAAGGTAGCGAGAGGTCGAGGTCGGGACGAGTGCGGCACCCATCGAGGGAGGGGGGTCAAAATCCCTGTGGTTTTACCCCTTGTGAGCGGGGCGCCAATCTCACGCGCAAAAATCGAAAATCAAACGGGGTATTAACCCCCGAAATCAAACGGAGGTGAAATCAGTGGCAAAAGACGGCACAAACAGAGGTGGCGCAAGAGTTGGTTCGGGGCGTAAACCGAAGGCTCTTTCAGAAAAAGTTACGGAAGGCAAGGCGGGTGGTGCTAAATACATCCCTGCCGATGACGATTTGGTGGGCGAAGATATGCCACCCGTCAAGGACTTTCTAAAAGCGCAACAGAAAAACGGCAAAGAACTCTGCGCCGAAGAAATATATAAAGAAATCTATCGTTGGCTCAAAGCCCGTGGGTGTGAACGGCTCGTTAGCGGTCAGCTTATTGAGCAATACGCAATGAGCGTTTCCCGTTGGATGCAGTGTGAGGAGGCTATCTCGGAATTTGGCTTTCTTGCAAAGCACCCTACGACAGGCAATGCAATCGCATCCCCGTATGTTTCTATGAGCCAGCAGTATATGAAACAATCCAATCAGATATGGTATCAAATTTACCAAATCGTAAAGGAAAATTGCTCGGTAGATTTCGGTGGGGATAGTCCTCACGATGATATGATGGAAAGATTACTCGCCTCAAGGCGCAGATAAAAAAGGAGTTTTTATGAGATTATTTTCAACAGAACAAATCAGTAAATATCACCCCGATAAGTACGCAGACCAAATTTCTGACGCCATCCTTACCGAGTGCTTAAAGCAGGATAAAAACAGCCACTGCGGCATTGAAACGATGGTCAAGGATAACACTGTGGTGCTTGGCGGTGAAATCACTACGGGCGCTACCATCGATTATGAGAAAATCGTACATAGCGTGGCGCAAAAGCTCGGCTATTCCGTTGACAAGGTTATCAACCTGATCGGCAAGCAGAGTCAGCAAATCAACAGTGCCGTGCTTTCCTCGGAGGATTTCGGCGCAGGTGACCAAGGTATGATGTTCGGCTACGCAACGGCGGATACCGAGAGCAGACTTCCTTTCGGGTTTGACCTTGCGAATAAAATCATCCACGCCATCGAAACCGACGTGGAAACCAACCCCGACACCCCTTTCAAAGGGGATGCAAAAACGCAGGTTACTGTTGACCTTGATGCTCACGCTGACCTTGATTCGGTGTATAGCATTCTCGTTTCCGCTTGCCATAAGGAAACTGCAACGCTTGAGGACGTAAAACGCTCGGTGGTAGTTATTCTTATGGACATTTTCGGTGACCACGCTCTTCCCGAGCTTATCATCAATCCGTCTGGCGTGTGGACGATAGGCGGTGCTACGGCAGATTGCGGTCTTACGGGCAGAAAAATCGTGTGCGACCAATACGGCGGATACTGTGCTGTGGGCGGCGGTGCATTCAGCGGAAAAGACCCCACCAAGGTTGACCGCAGTGCTTCGTATATGGCAAGACATATTGCTTGCGACCTGCTTGAAAAGCACGGACTTTCGTGGTGCGAGGTGCAACTCGGGTATGCAATCGGAGTGGCAGAACCCGTGTCCGTTTGCGTAAACAACGATAAAAAGCTCGACCTTGCAGAAGAGGTCAAGAAAAATTATGCACTCACCTCCGGCGGTATTATCAAAGCACTCGGTCTTTACGATAAGGACTACGAAAAAATCGCAGAGGGTTGTCATTACAGGAGGGAGTGCAAATGGTAATCGAAAAAAAGAATACAAAGGACTTGCTCCCTGCGGAATACAATCCCCGTAAGGATTTGAAACCGGGGGATGCGGAATACGAAAAGCTCAAACGCTCGATTACCGAGTTTGGCTACGTTGAACCCGTCATTTGGAACAAGACCACGGGCAGAGTCGTTGGCGGACACCAAAGGCTCAAGGTGCTTATGGATATGGGCATTACCGAGGTCGAGTGCGTGGTAGTGGAGCTTTCCGAAGAAAAGGAAAAGGCACTCAATATCGCACTTAATAAAATCAGCGGCGAGTGGGACAAAGACAAACTTGCCCTGCTCATTACCGACCTTCAAGGCACGGATTTCGATGTATCCCTTACAGGCTTTGAGCCTGCGGAAATCGATGACCTCTTTAAGGATAGCGTAAAAGACGGACTAAAAGACGATGATTTTGACGTCGAGGCGGAACTAAAAAAACCGACTATAACCAAAAGCGGTGATGTGTGGACACTTGGCAGACACCGCCTTGTTTGTGGGGACAGCACCAAGGCTGAAACCTTTGATTTGCTTATGTGCGGAAAGAAGGCAAACCTTGTGGTAACCGACCCGCCCTATAACGTGAACTACGAAGGCAGCGCAGGTAAAATTAAGAACGATAATATGGCAAACGATGCCTTTTATGACTTCCTTCTTGCAGCCTTCACCAATATGGAAAGCGTAATGGCAGACGATGCCAGCATCTATGTTTTCCACGCAGACACCGAGGGGCTTAATTTCCGCCGTGCGTTTGCCGATGCGGGGTTCTATCTTTCAGGCACTTGCATTTGGAAAAAGCAAAGCCTTGTGCTTGGCAGAAGTCCCTATCAGTGGCAGCATGAGCCGATACTTTTCGGTTGGAAAAAGAAAGGAAAGCACCTCTGGTACACGGGCAGAAAGGAATCGACCATTTGGGAATTCGACAAGCCGAAAAAGAATGCCGACCATCCTACGATGAAGCCGATAGCCTTGATTGCCTATCCAATACTCAATTCGTCTATGAGCAACACGCTCATTCTCGATGCTTTCGGCGGTAGCGGTTCTACCTTGATTGCTTGTGAGCAGACCGACAGAACTTGCTATACAGTAGAGCTTGACGAAAAATTCTGCGACGTTATCGTAAAAAGATATATCGAGCAGGTGGGTACGGATGCGAATGTATCGGTACAGAGGGACGGCTTAACGTATAAATTCAGCGAGGTGAGCGCAGATGAGTAAACTTACCCTTGGTAGCTTATTTGACGGCAGCGGTGGTTTCCCGCTTGGTGGTACGATGGTAGGCATCACACCGCTTTGGGCATCGGAAATCGAGCCGTTCCCTATAAGAGTTACGACAAAAAGAATGCCGAGTATCAAGCATTACGGCGATGTAACAAAAATAAATGGTGCGGAAATTGAGCCTGTGGACATTATCACTTTCGGCTCTCCGTGCCAAGATATGTCGGTTGCGGGTAAACGAGCAGGCCTTGATGGAAACAGGTCTGTTCTTTTTTATGAGGCAATTCGCATTATCAAAGAAATGAGGAGGAAAACCAATGGAAAACAACCGAGATATATCGTGTGGGAAAACGTCCCCGGCGCTTTCAGTTCCTGCAAGGGCGAAGACTTCCGCTGCGTCCTCGAAGAGGTCGGTAAAATCGCAGACGAAGAGTTTTCAGTGCCTACTTGCAACGGGTGGAAATCCGCAGGCGTTATCGTGGGAAGCGGATTCAGCATTGCTTGGCGAGTATTGGACGCGCAATACTGGGGAGTCCCCCAACGAAGACGCAGAATCTACCTTGTCGCAGATTTTGGAGGCACGG